TCATATTGGCGTAGATCCATACGGCGATATTCAATACAAACATTTTGATAACGATGAAAATTGTTATTGGACAGACCTTGAGGGTAATACTTTATATAATCCAGACGGTTCTTTTAAAAGACCTACCTATCCTAATTCTATGAGGGATCAAATGATAAAAGATTTTGCAGATTATACAAGAAGAGGAAAATATCATTTCATAAATAAAACAGACATGGATTTTATGAATGATGAGGGTTACAAAAAAATGATCTTCTCTTTTGTATTTTTTGACGGACCGCACACAACTAAAGATGTATTAAGGGAAGCCATGTGGTTTGCTGATCGATCAGCTAAACATACTAGATTTGTATTTGACGATCATGAGCATTACAGAATGGATATTATTGCTCATATTTTAACTTATTGGAATTTTAAAACCATAGAATCTTCTACAAATAAAATATTACTGGAGAAGAATGGCTGATATAGATTACGGAATAGTTAGACGAGTAGCAAATAAAAGAACTGAAACTTTAAAAGACAATTTAGTGTACTCTGTTGACAATGTGGAAGATCTTCACTATATTAGAGGACAAATCAAGGGCATAGAGTCCTTGCTACAGGATCTAAAAGACCTGCAGGAAAAACAACAGGAGCTAAATGACAAAGAACTCAGAGGTTTCGAAGACGGAAATACCTAACCGTACCGAAGCATTATTAGACAACTATAAATCCAAAGATAAAATTGAAGAAACTAGGCTTGATGCAAAAGCTGTTGAAAGTAATAAAGATCTTTTAGACAGACTTCCCTCTCCAACTGGTTACAGACTTTTAGTTTTGCCTTACGCAGGGCCTGAAAAAACTAAAGGAGGTCTTTATCTTGCGGACACAACTCAAGACACAATACAAATGACAACCGTATGTGCATATGTATTGAAAGTCGGAGATCAGGCCTACAAAGACGAATCAAAATTTCCTAACGGACCTTGGTGTAAAAAAGGTGACTGGATAATTTTCGGACGTTACGCAGGGTCTAGATTTAAAATAGAAGGCGGAGAAGTTCGTATTCTAAACGATGACGAGATAATCGCTAAGATTAATAATCCAGAGGATATCTTGCACGCATACTAATCACATACGCAAAAAAACAGGAGCTACTATGGAAACAAACGAAGAAGTAAAAAAATCGCCAGAAGTTGAATTAGATACAGATGGCATTCAAGAACAATCAGTAGAAATCAAAGAAGAAAAAGTTGAAACTGCTGAACCCGAACTACCAAGGGAAGAAGTTGATTTAGGTTATACTAAACACGATGACAAACCTGAAGGTATTGAAAAAATTAAAGTCGAAGAAATAAGAGAAGAAAAATCTGAAGAATCAAAACCTGATTTAGCTGATTATTCTGACTCTGTTAAAAAAAGAATTGATAAGCTAACTAGAAGATACAGAGAAGCTGAAAGAAAAGAAAAAGCAGCTGTAGATTATGCTAAAGGTGTGCAGAAAAAACTAGATGATCTTAACGGAAGATTCAACAAAACGACTAAAGGTTATGTTGAACAATATTCTGCTAGAGTTGAAGCAGAACAAGCTAAAGTTAAAGATCTTTTAAAAAATGCAATCGCTGAACAAGACGCAGACAAAATTGCAGAAGCTAATTCTAGAATGGCAACATTAGCAGTTGAAGCTGAAAAAGCTAAAATGTCAGCTAGTGAAGTAGAAGCTAACACTTCTGCTCAAAAACAGACTCAAGAAACGCAAATACCTCAAAGTCCATCTTACCCAGAACCATCCCCTAGAGCAAAAGGTTGGGCGGAAAAGAATGAATGGTTTGGTACAGATAAGATTATGACAAGTGCTGCGTTTCAAACTCATCAAGATTTGTTAGACCAGGGGTTTGACGCAGAGAGTGATGAGTATTATAATGAGATAGACAAAGTTATGGTGGAAAATTTTCCTCATAAATTTGGTCAAAAACAGGAGCAAAAGAAACCCGTCCAGACTGTTGCTTCTGCCCAAAGAAACCAAAGCGGACGCAAATCAGTGAAACTCACTCGTTCACAAATAGCTATTGCTAAAAAATTAGGAGTGCCACTAGAGGAGTACGCAAAATACGTGAAGGAGAATGCAAATGGATAACAAAGAAAACAAAAGAACCTCACGCGAGTCAGATAGTAGAAAAGCAAATATGCAAAAAACTAGCTGGGCTCCACCATCCAGTTTGGATGCACCACCTGCCCCACAGGGTTTTAGCCATCGTTGGATAAGAATTTCTGTGGCTGGTTTTGATGATACGGCTAACGTAACAAAGAAACTTAGAGAAGGTTGGGAGTTTGTTAGAGCAGAAGAGATGAAAAATTCTCCTGATATACACAAATATCCAATCGTTAAACAGGGACAATATGAAGGGTGTATAGGAATTGGAGGCCTTGTGTTGGCAAGGATACCTGAGGAGATCTTAAAATCTCGCGCTGAGTATTTCAGAAGAATTACTCAAGATCAAATAAACGCGGTGGATAACGATCTAATGAAGGAACAACGACCCGAAATGCCAATCAATATTGATAGGCAAAGTAGAGTTACCTTTGGTGGTAGAAATAAAAGCTAATTATTTAGTAATATCTACCCACAGATAAGTAACTATTAATTGTTAAAAATAAATAAAAAGGAAACAAACTATGGCAAACGTAAGTGAAAAGTTCGGTCTAAGACCTTACAGAAAACTAGACGGTACACCTTTAGTTGGAGCCCAAAACAGATATACGATCGCAAGCGCATACGCAACTGCAATATTTCAAGGTGATTTAGTAGTACCCGTAGGTACTGGTAACATCGAAAGATATAGTGCTGCCAATGATGCTGGATTGTCTACTGCTGTTGTGGGTGTTTTTAACGGTTGTTTTTACACAGATCCTACTACTCAAAAGCCTACTTTCAGTAATTTCTACCCAGGTAGTATTGCTGCAAGTGATATAACAGCTTTTGTTGTAGATGACCCAGACGCGGTGTTCTTAGTAGATGCTGATGAAGCATTTACAAGAGCGGACTTGTATAAGAATTACGCTGTTAACAATACAACAGGTGTAACTCAAACAGGGTTATCAAAAACTCAACTCGATGTATCAAATTCAGGAACAACAGTATCTTTTGTGCTACAAGCAATTGATATTTCACAGGATCCTGAAAATTCTGATACAGCAACATCAAACGCTAATATTTTGGTGAGAATAAACCACCACCAATATAGAAGCAGAACAGGAATAGCATAATGGCCATATCACGAGCACAGCTAGTTAAAGAACTAGAACCAGGCCTGAATGCATTATTCGGTCTTGAATACAACAGATACGAAAACCAACACGCACAGGTTTTCCCTTCTGAAACATCTGACAGAGCTTTTGAAGAAGAAGTAATGTTAAGCGGTTTCGCTTCTGCACCAACTAAACAAGAAGGTGCTGGAGTAGTGTTTGATACAGCAGGTGAAACTTTCACAGCTAGATACACGCACGAAACAATCGCTTTAGCATTTTCTATCACAGAAGAAGCTATCGAAGATAACTTGTACGACAGATTAGCAGCAAGATACACAAGAGCTCTTGCAAGATCTATGTCGAACACGAAACAAGTTAAAGCTGCAGCAGTTTTAAACAACGCGCAAGTAACAACAGTAACTGGTGGTGACGGAGTATCATTAATCAATGGTAATCACCCACTAGCAACTGGCGGAACTTTCTCGAATGTTTTAGCAACAGCAGCTGACCTTAACGAAACGTCATTGGAACAATCTTTGATTGACATCCAATCTTTCGTTGATGAAAGAGGACTAAAAATCGCCCTTAACGGTGTTAAAATGGTACTTCCAAAAGAATTACAATTTACAGCGGAAAGATTGATGAAGTCTCCTCAAAGAGTCGGCACTGCAGATAATGACATCAACGCAATAGCTAACATGGGAATGGTTCCTCAAGGTTATGTAGTTAATAACTTCTTAACTGACACAGACTCATTCTTCTTGTTAACTGATGCACCAAACGGTTTTAAACACTTCGTAAGAAGCCCAATTAAAACTGCTATGGAAGGTGACTTCGATACTGGAAACGTTAGATTTAAAGCTAGAGAAAGATACTCTTTTGGATTTTCTGATCCAAGATGTGTATTTGGTAACGGTAGATTACCTACTAGCTAATACTAATTATCAGTATTAGAAATTGAAGGGGCGGTGTTCACATCGCCCCTTTT